TCAATCTATAAGAATCTGTATTTTTATTACCGAAGATGTACCAGAGGGTCCTGCTCAAATAACTATAGTAGGAACTGTGGTGGTTGATGATTGCGGATGCCCAGTACCAGATGAATGGAAAGATAAACCTAACGTCAGGTGGTCTGAGTCTGTTGGTACAGATAAAAGCGCTACATCACCCGTTATCCAGTACGATGAAGATCCATACGGTACTTTAGATGAGATAAAAATACCTTGGCAGTTTCAGACTTTCGAGGATATATATAATACAAATCCAGGAGCTCCTGGATCAGCATACACAGTTAGTGGCTCATACCAATCTGTATATAACTCTCAAGCAACTGGTAGCAATACTGGTATGGTTAATTATTCACGAGATACTAGTGTACCAGTCAATGCAGTTTCCCCGCATGGTGGTCAAGGAACCCTACAAGTATTTCACGGTGATATGCGATTTTCATCGAGCATGGTTGGTGGTACATTTTATGTAGCAGGTGGTATAGAGCATGTGCATGGACTAGATCCTTATCCTAATTTAAACTATCACACAGTTCCTCCTTACTACGCAACTATTAGTGCAGTATTAAACGAACTTACAGCTCAAGTACAACCAGCATATATGGTTCAAGGTGATGGTGGTGATATAGCAACGTACCCTGCAAGAATTTTTCATACTAAAAACGGATTTCAGGTAAGATGGAATGAAAATTCGTCTTCAGTATCTTATACAGACCCTACTGCTCCTTCTTCATCAATGACTAGAGTTGAGCGAACAAAAGAAAAAGCTGCATCCTATATGGATACCGAGCTTTTTGAAACTAAACCTGATTGTGGAGTTGCAACCCACGTAGATGTATACTTAAAAAGTAATAGATTAGAGGGTGAACTTACTAAACTTACAGAGTTCGAAATCACTCCATGGAATTTTTTAATAGATGATACTTTAGAAACAGAAGCTAAAAATACAAAAGCTTTTGAACCTATAGGTGTATTTAATAATAGTCATATTGCTAGTAAATACTGGACTAGTCTAGATGCTACTGGTGATGAGATAGACTCATCCGTGCAATCTAATATACTTATGGATGGTGCAGTAGTAATAGGTGAATTTAGTAACAAACCATTATATGCTCCTACACTCCATAACAACACAAGTTATTTTATTGAATTTAATGCTGCTTCAGTACCTACTTCAACTGATACTAAACCTCCTAAGATTGAAGTATATGTATCAGGTGATTGTGTTGACCCTAGTAATATTTCTGAACCCAGTAAAACTGCGTTAGGGTATTATGTTGGTTGTATTGAAAACGATGCATCAGGTACTCCTACTGGAACCCCTTTTTTAAATAATAGTTTTGAATTTGTAACCCAGCATGGTGGATCTTGTATAGTTAGATTTAAAGTAGTATCTGGACGGTGGTTTGTAAGTAACGTACAACTACTAAACTGTACTGACAGGCCTGCAGTAACTGGTACCACTCCTAATCATATACGAGCTCTTGTTCCAATGCCAGCAGTTACTAAATTCAATGATGAATACTATTTTGAATTTAATTATAAAAATATAGTCCAAGCGTCTGATAGAAAAACTATTTTTGAAAGAAAACAGTTTTCTGGTAATGATGCTAACGATTTTATAGATTCACAGCCTGGAGCGAATGAAGCTATATATAATGCTATTAACGCGGTAACAACATCAAAGGATTTTTATGTAACTGGTTCAACTTATATTTCTAATAGTTTAACAGTTCAACAAAACGCTTATATTACAGGCAATGTTTATGTTGAAGGTAATGTATACTCTCAAGAATATCACACTAATATAGTTTCAAGTTCAATTTTATTTGATGAAGGGGACACTATATTTGGTAACAGTATTGATGATATTCATATATCTACAGGTAGTATATTCGTAACCTCTTCTTTAACTGAATATATAACAAACAACTTTTTTATAGAAAGACCAGAAGGGGACAGGTATTTTTATATAACTAACGGTCAAATTACGATGAGTGGTGATCTAAGCTCAAGTGGTACTTTAAATTTTTATGATGCTTATATAAATAATACCTTTTACGCAAATAATATTCAATCAACTTCATCTTTTATTAATATAGGACCAAATATATTTATAGAAAATAATATTACTGCATCAGGTAATATTCAAGCAGGCGGTTATTTAACTGCAAGTGATGGGTATATACGAAACATATTCCACGTAAATAATATTCAAGCAACTTCATCTCATGTTAATATAGGGCCAAATCTATACGTAGAAAATCATATAACTGCTTCTGGTAACATAAGCGCAAGTGGTACTATATTCGCAAACACTTTCGAATCGCACGGTAATACTGTTATACAGATAAATGATAATCTTTCTGTAAACGGTGTAGTAACAGCATCAAGATTCAGTGCAAGTTTAAGTATTACGACTAACCATCTTACAGCTTCCAATGGATTATTTACTAATCTAACTGCATCGACTTTTAACAGTTCACATATAACTGCATCGTTCCTTAACGTAGGAACAGCAACTGGTAGCTTTATAGGATCATTTACAGGTCAGGCTAATTTAACTGGCTCACTACTTGGTACAGCTAGTTACGGTAGAGATAATGATTGGTACACTCAAGGTAGTTCAGGTATTGGTAATGGACCAACTATAGTTGATAAAATTTATCATAACGGTAAAGTAGGTATTGGAAATTATTCCTCTAACGATTTATACCATCAACTTACAGTTGACGGTACAGCTAAAATAGGTAATAATTTATCTAACGAGCATAATATAACTGGTTCGTTACACATGCATCACACAAACTTAAGTATACTATCTGGTAGCGGTCGTTTCGGAATAGGAATCGCTAATCCAGCAGAGAATATTGCTTTTAGTAACACTTCTGCTCATAGAGTACAAATATATAATGGTGATACAAATGCAGTTGGTTTACAAATTATAAATTGGGAGACTGCATCTGCATTTACAGCAGGTGGAGGTACTATTGGAGGTAATGAATTAGCAGCGAGAGGGCCTAGGGCATTAATATCTGTTAATGCAAGGAACTCACGAGGTAGTTACGGATACGGTGGTACACGAGGACAAGCTGGTGGGAGCATGTCATATTTACCTGATACGTTTGAAGGTAATACTAACGGAGATGATTTTGGGGACGGAGGGGATACTGATTCAGAAGGTATAAGACTGCTTCAAGAAGCTTTACATATTTCAACTGGTGGTAATCCTCAAGGTAGTATTAATATTCATGCTAGAGGTGATGCAGGACAACAAATTAGATTTTTTGTAGGTAATGATGATGCAAGGAACTCGGGTGGTAAAAGTGTTGAAACTCAGAGAATGACTATTAAGCATGATGGTGAGGTAGGTATAGGTACTCATAACCCTGCTAGAAGATTTCATGTTTCAAAATCTATAAATGAAAGCGCTACTGAACCTATAGTTAGATTTGAAACTCTACCAACTTATCCTTCTACTATACCAGTTAATATGGTAATAGTAGATTCTTCTGGTGATTTATACCAAGCAGGAACTGATGTTTTATTAGGCCAAGTAAATACAGCTGGTATAACAAATATAACTTCATCGAATATTTTTACTACTGCATTTACATCTTCAGTAATAAGTTCAAGTACTAATATAATTGGAAACTATTTAACTGCTTCTAACAGTATAATTACAACAATAAATACAACACATATCACTGCATCAAGCGCTACCGGTTCATTTGTAGGAACATTCACAACTACTGGAAACTCAGTATTTACTGGTGATTTGGTAGGTGACGTAACAGGAGATTTAACTGGAGATGTAACAGGGGATGTAACTGGTAATTTGACTGGACAGGTAGCTGGTGGATTAACTGGTTCAGTAATAGGTAATTTAACTGGTCAAGTGAATGGTGGATTAACTGGATCTTTGCTAGGTCAAGTAAATGGTGGATTAACTGGTTCAATGATCGGTACAGCATCTTATGCTTCATTTGCGCTATCCGCTTCATATGGTAAAGATAATGATTGGTACAGACAAGAAAAAAGCTATGCTGATGGAGACGATTCAGATCCAACTATTGATGGTGATATATATCATATTGGTAAAGTAGGTATAGGAGATTTTTCAACTGCTGGTTCTCCGAGGCTATTACATATAACTCAATCAGTTGCTGATTATACAGCTAAAACTGCTCCTGTACGTATTAACAGCTTGCATAATAGTCCTCAGAGAAACATAACAACTTATAATTCATCATCAGGTGATTTAAGTTATACTGAACTAGGTTGTGCATTAGATTTAGTTAATAAAGACAGTTGCTGCTGTAATTTATCAGAAAATACAAATATTTATATCTTTATTGATAGAACTAGTATGAATATTATTGGGAGTGCTTTAGCAACTCCCGCAATTTTAACTAGATGGGTGATTACCAAGTTTGAAAGCGATATGCGTGCTAAGTACCCGTACTGGAAAGGTAATATTTATGTAGGGGAAGGAACTGATGATCCAGGTTCAGCAACTCTAACCGCTGAAAGATGGTTATCTTGGATGTCGTGGCCAGCAGTTGGTAATCAAAATGAGACGAGCATAGGCTCAGGTATAACTGGTAGTATGAAATCAGTAAGATGGACTGCTACAGGAGCAACTGACGAAGATAATGGAACATATGCAGATTCGGATAATTTTACTGCATTTGGATATAATACAGCAGATTATTATCTTGAAAATTCACCTATTAGTAAATCAGGGGTACCTGATACTGATGTTATTGTTTTTGCTCTTGTTGATGAAACTGACGCAGGAAATAATAATCAAGGTGGAGGTTACCACTATAGACAGCCACTCGTAGGATCAGGTTCAGCTCCAGGTACGTTGGAAAATGACTGGGAAAACCATTTAACTACTCACTACAAAGCTGATTACGGTTTATTTATTGGTAACGCATATCCTACATACGATTGTTTTTCTGGTTATGTATATGCATTACCAAACTCTACAAATATAGATGCTGATGTAAGGCAAAATTTTGCATTACATATTTACGGTGCTATTGAAAAAGATATAGTTTCACCGTCTAAATTCGTAAGTTTTTCACCAACCACTGCAAATTTAAACGCTATCACTGGATCAAATCCATATGCAAATGGAGTTAACAGTGTAGGGTCTAACTCACCTTGGTATACAGGTGGAATATATGGGTTAGCCAGTCAATCGATTCAAGAAAAACATGACTTCCCTACAGGTATAGCTGGATGGTATGGTAATATCGGTTCACCTTCTGAAGCAAACGTCAACAAATCAGGTTCTTGGTTGCACGGCCAAGCATCTATGAGTACAGACTTCTTTACGTTTATAGATGGTAATGCACTAGGGGTTAAAGTAGATGGTACTACTATTTGTGTAAATGATGCAAATCAATTACATGTTATAACAGGCTCTTTATTTAATAAAAGTAGATTTACAAACATACACACTTCTACAGTGACTGGTTCTATTATAAGTTCAAGTAACAATATAATATCTAACCATTTTACATCTTCTAATACTACAATAACCAATCAACTAAACTTTACTACTGCAATTGTTGGTGGTCGAACAAGTTTAACTTATGCAGAAAATACTGATATAGATACAGGGACTGAAGATATAGCAACTCTAAATCACTCTACTTACGATGCAGGATTTTTTGATTATGTTCTTAAAAAAGGTACTAATATGAGAGCAGGAACTATTATGGCAGTACATGATGGTACAAATATAGAGTTAACTGATATATCAACTGCAGATTTAGGCAATACTGAAAGGGTACAATTTTCAGCTTCACTAGACGCTACTAATTTAATACTTCAAGCTACAGTGCCGAGTGATGACTGGAGTATTAGAGCTTATGTCAGAGGAATCTAACTTAACGGGGTACTAATTATTATTATGAATAAAAAAGAAACAATAGGTAGCTGGATAGCAGGTCAAATTTTAAAAGAGCAAACAGAAATAAAAACTGTAGTTGCGATATACCCTGGTAGATTTCAACCAATGGGAGCTCATCATGCTAAAGCTTTCAAATCAATACCGTTTAAAAATAAATTTATAGCTACTTCTAATAAAGTAGCATTACCAAAATCTCCTTTTAGTTTTGCAGAAAAAAGGAAGATTATTTCCGCTTACGGGTTAGGTGGTAATTTAAAACAGGTGAAAAATCCATATAAAGCAGAAGAAATATTAAAGAGGTACGATCCAGAAACCACTGCAGCAGTGTTTGTAGTTGGTAAAAAGGATGCACAAAGATTAGGTGGTAAATTCTTTAGACCTTGGAAAGGTAAAGCCGAGGTAGGATACAGAGACGGTGCGTACACCTTTATAGCCCCTCATGTTTCAATGAACGTGGTGGGTTATGGAGAGATGTCTGGTACCACACTACGAACTGTGTTAGGCGATAAAAATTTACAATCAGATAAAAAGAAAAAAATATTTACAAGTATATTTGGTAGACCTAATCTAAAAAATTATGACTGGGTAGTCAAAAAACTAGAGGGCTTAAATGAATTAGTTATTGAGCAGTTTATAGTTGAAAATGATATATCAAAAACAATTTTAGAAGCATCAACTACAGGTACAGCTAAATTTACTGAGGTAGATGATGGTCCATCTCACGGATTTGGTAGTTTAAATTCATATAAAAAAGTACAAAAAAAAATTGCTGAAAAAATGGGGTGGATGGTAGTTAATCATTTGCTAGATTTAGGTGATGGAGAGCCTGTAAATGCAAGAGATGATATACCAACACCTGAAGATCATGTAGGTGATACAGCATATCCACGCGGTCCAGTATCTGCAGTATCATACTTTCCAGCAGGTGACCAAGGTGTAAAAACTCCAAACAATCAAGTAGATATGTCTCAAAGTTCAGCATACAGAAAATGGAAAAAGCATATTAAAATTATTGCTACTAATGTTGGTATGCAACTTATTAACTGGAGGGATTCAGAAGCAGCTAAAGTTAAGAAAAATGTTCAAGGTGATCGAATTAAAGAACCAAATAAACCAGATAAAGCAATAACTAAAATGGTTGCAAAAATCGCTAAACTAAATAAGCCTTCTAGACAAGATAAAAAAGCAACTAAAAATCTTAAAGATTTATCTATAACAGAAGATGTAAAGCAATTAATAAGTGAAGGTGGAGCATATGGTCATATGTCTCACCCATTTGATGATAAGGGGTTAAAGTTTGGTGATTTTAAACAAATAATTAATAATGCACTACAAGGTCATTTAGATCTAGAAACTTCAGCTACTGAAAAAACGGATGGTCAAAATTTATTTATTACTTGGAATAAAAAATTACTTGCAGCTAGAAATACAGGAGATCTGAAACGAGGTGGAATGGATGCAAAAGCAGTTAAATTAAAATTTGCTAATCGAGGTAATATTGAAAAAGCTTTTAATTATGCTATGAGAGATTTAGCTAAAGCTATTGGTGGGTTAAGTGATAAACAGAAGAAGAAAATATTTAATGATGGTAGTAATTGGGTTAATATGGAGATAATGTACCCAGCATCTGCTAATGTAATAGTTTATGATGCACCATATCTACAATTTCATAATGTACTACAATATAAAGGTGGGTCAGCTGTAGGCTCAGTTACTAACGGTGCTAGAATTTTAGCTGGTATGATTTCTCAAATAAACCAGAGTTTACAGAAGAGTTTTAGTATTATAGGACCTAAAGTTTTAAAAGTGAATCCGCATCAGGATTTTGGCTCTAAACGACCATACTTTACTGGTAAACTTTCCGGACTAATGTCTAAATATGGTATGAAAGATAATAATACATTTGCTGAGTACCATCAAGCTTGGTGGGAATCGTTTATTAGTAAAAAATTTAAAGGTGTAGATAATACAATTCTAGTCGGTCTAGTTAAGCGATGGGCATTCTTTGATAAATCTTTTAGATTAGATAAGAAAAACTTCTCTGATGAATCTATGCTAGCAGCTGCTAAAAAATTCGATAAAATGAACCACGCTGATCAAGTTAAGAAAAATATGTTTCCTTTTGAGACTCTATTTTTCGAATTAGGTGCAGAAGTTCTAAAAAATGTAGAAGGATTTCTAGCAGCTAACCCTGATAGAGCAGTTCAAAATGTTAGACGGCAAGTAGCAAAAGCTATCAGTGATGTACGCAAAGGTGGGGACCTTAAAAAGTTAAATAGAATGCATGCTCAACTAGCTAAAGTGCAAGCTATTGGAGGGTTTAAAACTATTATACCAAGTGAAGGTTTAGTATTTGTATACAAAGGAAACACTTATAAATTAACAGGAGCCTTTGCTCCAGTTAATCAGATTACTGGAATGATGGCATTTTAAATATGTTTTAATAAAAAGTACAATACTTATATATAATGAATATAGATATAAACATAGGAGACACAATATTAGCTGGTCGTTTTAAAAACAAGCGAATTACAGTTAAGGAATTTGGTGTTGATGAGAAAGGTCAACCTACGATTAACGGTAGACCTATATTAAAATTTCGTATAGAAAAGTTAATGCCTGGTAAAGAAGAAGCTTTAGTCAAAGAAGCAGTAGAGAAACATATTAGTAAAGCTATTAATAAGCAAATAAATAAAAGGTAAGTTATGTCAAAATTAAATAATGTAAAAGCGGTTAACCAAATGATTAGAGGTGAGCATAGAACTCAAACTCAGAAATCTAAAGGTTATGAAAAAAAATCTATTGAAAGACAGGTAGGTGATTCATGGATAGATAAAGCTGGTCAAGAATGGATACAGAAGAACGGGTATAAAGCTAAGGTGGGTAGATTTAACAGTATACGAAAATCTTTAGACTCATCTTTATGTCCTAAATGTAGTAAAAAAGCTACCAACTTTGATAAACAGTTTATTACACGTGAAGGTAAGTGTCATGATTGTATAGTTAAAGAAGAAACTTTAATGGTTTGTGAGGGTTATGTAAAAAAAGAACCTATCTACGAAGCATGGGAACGTAAAAAAATAAGAAAGAATGCAGAAAGTTTTTTATTAGATGCAGCTAAAGATGTTGAGATGTTGAAAGCTAAATTTACTAAAAGTGAGTATGTCAACAGTGATGGCACGATTGATAAATGGAAAATTCCAGAATCAGTTGAGTCTATAGAGCAGAGTATAGATAAGCAATTTGATAAGTTTAAAGAACAACTTTTAGAACAATTAGAACAGGGAGACAATAATGTCGGGATTAAAAACACAACTTCAGAGTAAAAAATTAATGTTTGCAACAGTGCTATTTCTAGCGTCAATAGTATTTGTAGCTACTAAACAAGCAGATTTTGTACAATGGGCAGAATTTGTAAAATGGGTATTTGGAATATATGCAGCAGGTAATGTAGGTGAGCATGTTTCAAATAAAGGCGTAAATATAGGGCAATAATATGGCTTGGGATGATAAAAAATGGCGTAGAATGCAATATGAATTGCAAGAGCAAGAGCAGCAAGGTGATGAGAAGTTGACTCAAATGGTTACTTCTATGACTGATTATGTAATGAATATGCAAACAACTTTAGGTACTCTACCAAACTACCTTCCATTATTAATGAAGCCGGATGACCCAGCAAAGTCACCAGAGCAGAATACTATTGATAGAGATACTATAATTGCAACTATGAAATCTCTTGATGATAATCAAAAACTGTTAACTCAAACTTACGAATTCTTTAATAAATATATAGAATCAAAGTACAAATTTAATCCTGGTAGCATGGAAAGCAAACCCGGAGAACGTGGAAATAAGGTGGATAAGGGAGAATAAAGGTGGATAGATTTAAAAAGACTTTACTATTTATTATCAGCGCGATAGGCACTTTATTAGGGATCTTACTAGCAGCTAAAGCAATGAAGCAGCGAAAGATAAATCCTAAAATTGCTAAAAATGATGCTGAGGTTAAACGGTTAGAATCTCATATTCAGAATGTCAAAGCTGAAAAAGAAAAACTTAATAATGAACTAACCGAATTAACTAAAAAAGCTGATGGTAGAAGCAAGCAAGTAAAGGATGCAAAAAAGAACGTTAAAAGCAACGATCAAACAATAGCAGACTTGGAAGCAGCTCTAGCTGAAGCAGAAAAAAATCTATAGGAGATTAAAAAATGGGAACATTTAACAAGGTAACATTCGCAAATGCGAGTCCAAGAGGTACAGGTGATAATAGACTAAACTCTATTCCTGCGAAAGCAAAACACGTAAACGATTTAATTGATTCATTACAATCAGGTGATAACACTTATGCAGGTGCTAACACATTTTCAGGTAATAATGTAGGAATTACCAACTTGAAAACAACAACAGCTACTTGGGCTGCTGGTGCAAATATAGATTCAGGAGCTATAGCAATTCCTGCTAATTCTATTATTACTAAACTTACAGCAGTAGTAACAACAGCATTTGCTCAAGCTAATGGTACTGTTGGTATTTCTGTAGGAACAGCAGCAGGTGGTACTCAATTTACAGGTACTTTAGATGCAGATTCATTAGAGGGTACAGCTACAGCAGTAGCAGTTGGAATAGGAACTTCTACTGACGATGTATTAACTGCAGCATTAGGAGGTACTGCAATTATGGGACCTTTAGCAGCAGCATATAGATCAGGAGCTACTGATGTTCATTTTAGAGCAGTATCAGCAGGTGGTGATTTTTCAGCAGGTGCTATGCTATGTATAGTTGAATACATAATGTTAACACCAGGTGCATAATAACTAACACTTATTTAAACAATAATAAAGCTCCCGGTTAACCCCGGGAGTTTAATTATGAGACAATTATGAAGACTAGATTACAAGATTTATTAGATAAAGATACACTCAGAAAATTAACTATTAGTAAAACAAGGACTACAGTTAATGAAGCTAATTCTGATGGGACTATATCTAAGGACGAAAATAAAAAACGTGCAGAAATGTTAAAAAAGTTTGATAGTGACTTAAGAAAATTAGTTAACAAATATGCAAAACAAGCAGAAAAAATAGGTGGCCCATTTAGGGAAGATGGTATAAAAGCTGAAATGGCTAAAATTGTCAATCAGTACTATCTCGGTTTATAAATAAAAAAAAAGGTTACAATGAAAAAATTAGTTACAATTATATTATTATTTACAACATTAAACTGCTTTTCACAGACTAAAGACTATAAAGCAGCTTATGAAATTTCAAAAAAACTTATTACTGAATATAAACTAAAATTAAGTTCTACCGATTCAGTTGTATTCAAACAAGACTTACAGATACAAGACTTACAGAGTATTATCTTTGTAAAGTCTAAACTATCTAAACAAGATTCATTACATATAAGTCTATTAGTTCAGCAAAAAGACTTTCTTAATAAAAATATTAACTTATATAAGAAAGAACTAGACCGACGAGATAAATTCTGGAATAAACCAGTATTTGGTATTATAATTGGAGTTGCTGGTACTGTAGGGCTTATTAATGCTATAAACTACACTCTACCCTAGATTATTTGCTTATATAAAATATTTTTCGTATATTTATTAATATAAGCGGACGACTATCTATGACTAAATCATTAAAGGATGTAATAAAACTAGAATTCTCTAAATGTGCTAAAGATCCAGTACATTTTATGAGAAAGTATTGTTATATTCAACATCCTCATAAAGGTAAAATTAAATTTAACCTATACCCTTTTCAAGAAAATACTTTAACTGAATTGCGTGATCACGATTATAATGTAATTCTAAAATCTAGACAGTTAGGTATATCCACTCTATCAGCTGGATATTCTTTATGGTTAATGCTATTTCATAACGATAAAAATATTCTAGTTATTGCAACGAAACAAGAAGTAGCTAAAAACTTAGTTACTAAAGTTAGAGTAATGCATGACGGGTTACCAGGATGGTTAAAAGGTAACTGTGTTGAGGATAATAAATTATCATTACGTTTTTCAAATGGCTCTCAAGTAAAAGCAGTTTCTAGCTCAGGAGATGCAGGTAGATCAGAAGCACTATCATTATTGATAATAGATGAAGCAGCTTTCGTAGATAGTATTGATGAAATATGGGCTTCATCTCAACAAACACTAGCAACTGGTGGTGGAGCAATAGTTCTATCAACACCTAACGGTACAGGTAACTTTTTTCATAAAACTTGGGTAGGTGCTGAAGCAGGTACTAATGGATTTAATCCGATAAAATTGCACTGGACGTTGCACCCAGACCGTGAACAAGATTGGCGAGCAAAGCAAGATCAATTATTAGGTGAAAAAATGGCAGCTCAAGAATGTGATTGTGACTTTATAACTTCCGGTTATACAGTAGTAGATGGTACAACACTTCAATGGTATCTTGAACAGCAAGTGCAGGAACCAATAGAAAAGCGTGGATTTGATGGAAATTATTGGTTATGGGAATACCCTGATTACGGTAAAGATTATATGATATCAGCCGATGTTGCGAGAGGTGACTCTACAGATTACTCTACCTTCCATGTTATAGATGTTGAAACTTTAACCCAGGTAGCAGAATACAAAGGGCAATTGCCTACTAAAGATTTTGGTAATATGCTGGTAAATGCTGCTACTGAATGGAATAACGCTTTATTAGTTATTGAAAACGCAAATGTAGGATGGGCAGCTATACAGCCTGCAGTAGATAGAGATTATCCAAACCTATTCTACTCATCAGCTGACCTTTCAGTAGTTGATACAGGTCAACAATTAAAAAAACGATATGATCTAAAAACTAAAGATAAGATGGTCCCTGGATTTACGACTACTTCGAAGACGAGGCCGCTAATTATATCAAAGCTAGATACCTATTTTAGGGAAAAAGCATGTACAGTTCGATCTAAACGATTGATTGATGAACTTTTTGTTTTTGTTTGGAAAGGTAGTAAAGCTCAAGCACAAGGTGGTTATAATGATGATCTTGTAATGGCATACAGTATTGGTATGTGGGTAAGAGATACAGCACTTATGTTACGTCAGAAGGGAATGGATTTAACAAGAAGTGCTTTAGATAATATATCGGTAAATCGAGGCGCTGGTGTATACACAGGCAACAGGCCTACTAACAACCCTTGGGTCCAAAAAGGACCTAAAGGTGATCAAGATCTAACTTGGTTAATATAATAAAGGTTATTAAAGAGGAATAAATTATGGCAGATAAATCAGTATTTTCAAGATTGCAAAAATTGTTTTCGAGCAACGTAGTTATTAGAAACGTTGGTGGGAAAAAATTAAAAGTACGTGATACCTCGAGACTACAATCTGTAGGTAATAAAGTTAGTATGGGAGTTGATAGATTCCAAAAAATGCGTAAATCAAATGTTAACTTTGGTTACGGTACACCAACCATGCAAAACTTTTCATATAACAAGAATGAATTATATACAGATTATGAATCTATGGACACAGATGCTATTATATCATCAGCTTTAGATATATATGCAGATGAATCTACTATGAAAAATGAATTTGACCAAGTATTAACTGTACAGTGTCAGAATGAAAACGTTCAAAAAATATTGCATAATTTATTCTATGATATTTTAAATATAGAATTTAATTTATGGCCTTGGATTAGAAATATGTGTAAATACGGTGATTCTTTTTTAAAATTAGATATAGCAGAAGGATATGGTGTAGTTAATGTTGTACCATTATCTTCTTATGAAATGACTAGAGAAGAAGGTGAAGATCCAACAGATCCTTATAAGGTAACTTTTAAACAAGACGGTGGTGGTGGACAATTTGAGTATCAAAATTTTGAAATAGCACATTTTAGACTGTTAAGTGATTCTAATTTTCTCCCATACGGTAAATCGATGGTAGAACCAGCAAGAAAAACATGGAAGCAGCTTACTATGATGGAAGATGCAATGATGATTCATAGAATAATGAGAGCTCCAGAAAAACGTATTTTTAAAATAGATGTTGGTAATATTCCACCTAATGAGGTTGATGCTTATATGCAATCTATTATAGATAAAATGAAAAAGGTACCGTATGTAGATCAAACTACTGGTGAATACAATTTAAAATTTAATATGCAAAATATGATGGAAGATTTTTACCTTCCAACTAGAGGTGGTGAATCAGGTACTGGTATTGAATCAGTATCTGGTCTTGATTTTAATGCTATTGATGATATAGAGTATTTAAGAAATAAAATGATGTCAGCCTTAAGAGTACCTAAAGCGTTTCTAGGGTATGATGAGCAAGTAGAAGGTAAAGCGACTCTAGCTGCAGAGGATATTAGATTTGCAAGAACTATAGAACGATTGCAAAGGATAGCAGTATCAGAGTTAACTAAAATTGCTATAGTACATCTCTATACACAAGGTTTTAAAGATGAGGATCTAGTAGATTTCGAATTATCACTTACAACACCTTCAACAGTGTATGAGCAAGAAAAGATTGCAATATGGCAAGAGAAAATTAGACTTGCAACTGATATTCAGTCATCCAAACTCTTGTCTGACGAATGGATATATGAAAATATTATGAATATGGGTGATGCAGCTTGGAAAGGTGAACGTGAAGGTGTGATTGCAGATCTTAAATTAAAATTCCGTCAACAGCAGATTGAACAAGAGGGTAATGACCCTGCTAAAACTTTAAGGTCATTTGGAACTCCTCATGATCTTGCTTCTATAGGTCAACAGCCAGGAGAAGAAGAGAGTGATGCACCTGTAGGTAGACCTGATATAGGTATGAAGTACAAATCGACTGAACATCCAGGAGGTCAAGATCCTATTGGTGATAAAGATATGCATAAAACATTTACTACTGATAAATCCCCTCTCAAACATAATTTCAGAGGTAATAGTCCACTTGCAAGAGAAAATAAGCAAGAAAAATATAAAAATGTAATTAAATCATTAAAATCTAAAACTAAATCTAAAAGTGTTCTTAAAGAAACTCTTGAAGATAAAAAAACAGAATATAACGACAAAGGGGGATTACTCGACGAAGGTAATATTATCGACGGGAGTATATAGTCTTTTTGCAAAACATCATATTTATATATGATAAAAACTACGTCTAATGGTGAAAGAAATATGAGCACAGTAAAACACTCAAAATATAAAAATACAGGTATACTATTTGAGTTACTTGTACGGCAAGTTGCTTCAGATACTCTGTCTTCGGAGAATTCAGAAGCTGTTAGAATTATTAAAGAATATTTTTCTAACAAAACTCAATTAGGTAAAGAGCTACAACTTTATCAGACTATACTTAAAGAGCGATTTAATTCAGAAAATCAAGCTAATCGATTTTTAGATGCAGTCTTATCTTCAAGAAAAAAATTAAGTCAGAGCAAGCTTCGAAGAGAAAAGTATAATCTTATTAAAGAAATTAAAGAACATTACGATATAGAAAAATTTACTAAAGCTAGAGTTGATAATTATAGAACTTTAGCTTCTACGTTTACTATATTTGAAAATACAACTTTATCTCCAGCAAATGAGGTTAAGTTAAGATATAATTTAGTTGAAGCTGTAACTGGTAAGCGTGCAAATAAAGCTATTAAAAAACAAATAGTTTCAGAATACCATCAACAGGATAAAGATATGCAGCTTTTATCTTATCAAATTTTAGTTGATAAATTTAATGAAAAGTATGGTGACTTATCAGTAAAACAGAAAAAAGTATTGCGTGAGTATATTAATAATGTCTCAAACACGGGGAATCTTAAAGAACTTATTTCTTCTGAAGTACCTCATATTAAGCGTACACTTCGAAACAAGATAAGAACAATTAAAGATCCAGTAGTTCGAATTAAACTCAAAGAAGTATCTAAACAAGCAACAGCTCTTGGTAAACGTAACGTCATTAAAGATCAGGAAGTTTTATCTTTAATGCGTTTTTACGAGTTAATCAAAGAACTTAAAAATATAAAATAAGGGTCAGGTATGAAATTCAATATAAAAAACTGGCAAGACAAACACTTAATCAAGGAATCTAAATTGAAAGAGATGGATTTCAAAGATAAAGCTGCGTTTGATAAATATCAATCCAAACATAAAATGCGAAAGTCTACTAAAGTGAGTATTGGTGGTAAAGATACAACAGCAGGTGAAGCAGGTGGTAAATCAGATAAAGCAGCTCACGCGAGTAAATTGACTCCTCAACAAAAGAAATCAGTAGTAGGTGATGCAATTGATGATGTTACTTTCTTTACTGATAAGAATGGCTATATTGATCTAACAGTTGACAAATTGTCTCCAATATATATTTCTGGGATGTCAAAGGAAGACGCTAAAGCTGAGATAAAATCTAAAATGGATCCAGCGACCAATGATAAGCTAAAGGATTTATCAAAATATAAACTGAAAAAAGCTGATAAAGAACTGGATAGTTTATTAGATAGAATGTACGCAGGGGAGTTTGATTTTAGGATTGATTCTGACTCAATAAGAAGTGACAGAAAAGATGACATGATTGTAGATCCGGAATTAGATAAGCAAATAAAGAAAAATGCAGTACCACAGCGCGCTGAAAAGCAGAAAGCAGAAGATGAGAAAAATGCAAGAATATCTAAGAAAAATGCAGATGCAAGAGCTGAAAAGCTAAAAAATAGAACACCAAAAGAAATTGAAAAAGCAAAAAATCAATTCAAATTTAGTGAATATGATTATCAATCTCCAAAAGAGTATCGAGATAATGTAAAGGGTATATTGCAAAAGACATATGATCTAGATAAAGTTGATCCAGATAGATTGCAACAAATGATTGATGGTGCAGACGACTACTTCTCAGATGAAGCAAGATCAGCAGGAAAAGCTGGCAGACGGTCTAAACCTACAAGTGCAAAAGACTTCGCTAATTATATAGAGCAGTACTTTGATGAAGATGGTATCGAGCCAAAAAATGAATCAGTTGCACCTCGATCCGCAAGAATTCAAGAAGCAAAAATGTATCAAACTATTCAAGAGCTAAAAGCTTTAGAGAAAGGTTTATAAATGGAATCATACATCAAAAAAATATTAAGCGAGTTGGAAGAATCTCAAGAAGAACTAGATGAGATGAGTGTGACTGGCAATCTTGATGGTGGTGAAGGACCTCCTAAGACCCCATTTGCATTTGGGAAGGGTCGAAAAAAGGATAAGAAAAAAACTAAAGATGTTGCTACTAATAGCACAGGTATGACTTTAGTTAAAGAAAAACCTAAAAGAACTTTTAAAGGTAATATGGGTGAATCAATATATAAGAAGGTAATGAGTGAAATAAATTACCGTGAATATAAAAAGGATGACTCTATGTCAGCAAAGCAGAAAGTTAACAACTCTATTAAAGAGGTTAATCGTAAACTTTATGAGATAGAAAGGATAATCCATCAGAATAATAAGTTAAAAACTGAGATGGGTGTAACGAGTGAAAACTACTGGAAATCAACACGAGCTAAGTTTGGTAAGATTAGCGAACGAATGGTACGGGTAGGTCACGCAATGAGAAAACTGGGATCATAATGGCAAGACAAGTACTAGTAGATTTTATACCGTTCCAAGTAACACCACAGCAGATTAACGAATCGATGGCTATGAATAACGGTCGAGTTGTAGTCGAAGGTGTTCTACAACGTTCAGGAGCTAAAAATCAAAACGGTAGAATATATCCAAAAGATATTCTAGCAAGAGAAGTAGCTAACTATAAAAAAATTCAAATAGCAGAAAAAAGAGCTCTTGGTGAGTTAGATCACCCTGAATCATCAGTAGTTAATTTAAACAACGTTTCACACAATATATTAGATTGTTGGTGGAGCGGAGATGATGTAATGGGTAAAGTAGAAATACTAGGAACACCATCGGGTAATATTCTTAAAGAATTACTTCAAGCAGGTATTTTATTAGGTATAAGTTCAAGAGGTTTAGGTTCGGTTAGAGAACTTGATGAAGGTACAGTTGCAGTTGAAGACGACTTTGAACTTATATGTTGGGATTTCGTATCTAATCCATCCACACACGGTGCATTTATGAAACCGGTACAGAGTGAAGGTGTACTTGCTGAAGGAGTAGTAGGTAATAATCAAAGTTATGATAAAGTAAATAAACTTATTAGAGACATCCTTTGTGAGATGAAAGGTTGCTGTCCAGTAGACTAGGGAATAATTATGATTAGAATGAAACACATATTAAATGAATCTAAACAGCAAGAAAACTATAGAAAGCTTGGCGTTAAAGAAAAGCAATTAGTAGTTGATGCAGTTAATAAATTTAATAAATTTGAACAACATATATACAGACAAAAAGATGTACGTGAAGTAGTAGAAGCTATTAAAACTATAAGTGAATACGCTGGACGGTTAGCTCTAGATGAAACTGAAGATTGGTTTGATGGTGTTACAGTTAAGAAAGATGTTAAAGAGATAGGTAACTCAGTTAAGCTATTTGAAAAAGCAGCTAAAGAGGTAGGTACATTACAACACCGTTTAGAAGCTTTATATGAAGATATTGGTGGTAAGTTAAGCCGTTACTATGAGATAGCTGATATAGATAATACTGTACCAGTAGCTCCAAAAAATGCTACCATCAAAGAAAAGCAAGTTTTTTATACTGACGATAAGGGTAGAAAACGTAAATTTGATGACGGTAAATAAATCGTTATTAGTTGCTATCTTTAATTATTTTTCGTATATTTAATATAAATTAAGTAATAACTAAACCAAATTAAATGGCTTATAACAGACAGCAAAAGCATCGTAGTCAATCAGACACGAGCATTAGGAACCACGATTCCAAAAAGAAACACTTTAAGAAAAGAAAACGGTTAACTCGAGAGGATTATCAAATTCCAGGGTGCGCAACAGGTATTAAGGTACCAGACGGTTCAAGTATCGATATGGCATTGAAACGTTTTAAAAAAATGATGAAAATGACTGGAATTATTGACGAACTTAAAGAAAGGAGGAGATATGAAAAACCCTCCAAACTTAAATATGAAGCTCGAAAAAGAGCTAAAGCTATTGAGAGCAAAACTACTAAACGTGATATACGACGTGAAAGTAAACAGTGTTGGACCGCCATATTAGATGGTCAAGCACAGTAATCAATAAAAACATAATAAATTAAAAGAAATCCGAGTGGTTTCTTTTTTTTTTGCATATTTATTTCTAGATAAGAATACACTACGCTTTAACAAGCACCCTATGTAGTGTGAATATATAGAAACTAATTATTATTAAGAATCCAAATATTCTTATTTCCACAAACAAATTTAAGGAGAATAGACAATGAATGATCTATTAAAAGAAGCAATCGCTGATGCTAAAGCTGTTCGAACAACCGCTCTTGCTAATGCAAAACTTGCTCTAGAAGAAGCTTTCACTCCAAAACTTCAATCTATGATCTCTGCTAAAATTCGAGAAGAAGCAGAACACGATGATATGGATGAAATGAGAGAGGACGAAATGGAAGACCACAATGAAATGCGTGAAGACGAGCATGACATGGTGGACGAAATGGAAGACGATATGGAAGAAGGCGGAATGAGAGAAGATGAGTATGACATGGAAGAAGGCGGAATGCGTGAAGATGAACATGAAATGGAAGAAGACATGGAAGACGAAATGACTGAAATGGACGACGAAATTGAAATGGAAGGACATCATGAAGGAATGCGTGAAGACGAACATGAAATGGATGAGCCGGTTGCTGAAGAAGACGATTTAGAACTTGAAGCTATTATTAAAGAGCTAGAGGACGAAATTGAAGAAGA